TGCGTCCTGCACGGCCCACTTGATGCGCCTTCCGGTTTGAAGGGTGCGCATTGAGAGCATGAAGCCGCAGTAGCCCACAAGCTTGCCGTCGTCCCTTGCGGTGTAGACCCGAACATGGCCGAGTGGCTCAAGGACCGAATAGCTGTCGAGGTCGATGTCTACCTCGTCAGGGTCAATGTAGTTTGAGGCCGCTTCTTCCTGGTGGGCGGGAGCGAGAGCGGCAACGTCAGATTTGACATCGGAGATCGACTCTCGAGCCAACGTGATGGGCAACCGCTTCCCCTCAATCCGCTAGCTAACTTTAGGCTAACGGATACGCAAAAGCAATAGCAACTATCGAATTTGCGGCGTTCAGCAACCACCGGATGCCTCTGGAGGCGTCCCATCCTCGTCTGACGCGCTGGCGAGGCGGCTAGGGGCCTTCCCGAACGCTATAGAATCCCCGCCCTTCCTCATGAAATACCCGCAAGTACAGGGGTCAATGCCGCACCTAGCGGGGCCACAGTCCTTACAGCAGTCGAAGCTATGCCTGCCAGCCTCATGCCCGCACTCGCAAGGATCGCTATCGAAGTCGGAGACTTGAAGGTCGTCGTGCTGGGGGATAGTCATTTGTTAGCCTCGGTCAAAAGGGCCAGCCCTCAAATCCTGCGCACTTGGAGAAATACTCACGAAGTTCCATGTAGGCTTTTGAGTGGGCATTCTTCGCTGAGGCATACCCCTCTTCGGCCGCCCTTACGACAGCCTCCGCTTCTTTAGACTTCTCGCTTGCGATTAGGAGCGCCTTCTTGAGGCGCTCGAACTCCTGCGGATCAATTCTCATTAGACCCTCATGCTCGCAAGATCCTTCTTGCTCGCCGCCACCGGCACCCGGCAGATCCGCAGCGAGCCCGTCTGGCTCTCGACCTCGAGCGCACCCGTGCCGACTTCCTCATCCACGAATCGCTTCACGTCAGGGTCGGAGTCCGCGTAGTCGTGGAAGCACACATACCCGCCCGGGACCATCCACTTGTAGAAATGCTCAAAGTCCTTGGACACGTTCTCGTAGTCGTGCAAGCCGTCGATGAAGAGGAGGCCGATGCCCCCTCCAAACCAGTTGACGTCCGTGGACTTCATCACCATGGGACGAACAAAGTCCCGCACTTCAAGCCGCTTCATGTTGCTTTCAAAGGCTTCCAGGCTTGGGGACATCTTCACGCCCTGGCCGTTGGCGTAGAGGTTGCCCTCGTGGGGATCAACAGCGTACACCAAAGCCTTCGGCTCAGACTTCTCGTCCTTCCCCTTCTCCTTGCAGGCGCGGGCTAGAACGTAGCTGCTCTTGCCGTGGAAGCTTCCAACCTCAACGATGCTCGGGGACAGCTCAAGCGCCTTCTTCGCGGCGAGGTAGATGGCGGCGGCTTCCTCGACCGTGAACCAGCCTTGCACCGTCTCAAGCCCGGTGAACACGTCTCCAGGCACTCCGGGACAATGAACGATGGCGTCAGTCTCCGCCGTGCCCCAAGGACCGCCATTGGGATAGGCCGCGGGCCCCATGTGGTTGAGCGCCACTTCCCGAGTAGCCCAGAGCTTCGCGCCGGCCGTTCTGCACTTGCGGCTGAAGTTCCAGTCTTCCGGCATGCACACCGCCGTACGCTTCCCGTGGTGCCGGATGATCCTGTCCTCAAACTGGAAGAAGACCTCATCCCACTTCACGCTCCGATTGGCGAGGTTGACCAACATGAGCCCGTCATTCAGCAGTAGGTTGGGGTCCGTGAAGGTGGGCTCCATCTTGTAGACTTCCCGCATCGTAAGACGCCTCACGCGCCAGTAAGGATCGACGTCCGAGACAGGCTGATCCAGGGCCGTGCTGGTGAACCCCTGGGAATCCTTGATCGGGACGACAGCCGACAGCACGTCAGCGCCCGTCCGCTCCATGATCGTCATCATCTTGGACAGCCAGTTGAACTCGGGAACGATGTCCGAGTGGAGCATCATGAAATGCGTGATCTCCCCGCGCTCCGCTCGCTCAAGCGCGTCGATCCAAAGCCTGTTCATGCCGTGGGCATTGGCCGATGTATCGCACCTGGAGATGTCGTAGGCGATATCCTTCCTGTCTGATGCCCGGATGATCGGATGGATAAGCTGGGCATTGAGCATGTCCAGATACGTCGGGATCGAAACCAACACCGTGTGCTTGTACTGGCCCATCAGTCCCCCTCAACGCTTACGAGAAAACGGGTTATACCCAAGCTCCGCCTGGAGCGGTTCACGCGACATGTGGTTAGCCAGGACGCTAGCTAGAGGGTTTTCCGGGTCCCCTTGGACGCCTGGCATGTCAGGCCAAGCGAACGTCAGCGCCAGAGCGTCCGCAAGGTCAGGGCTACGCTTCAGGCGCTCCTTGACCTGATCCTTGTCCTCGAGAATGAACTTGCCGCCCACGAAGGAGTAGGTAGGAACGGTAAGCTCAGCGATCAACTCGGGAATCTTCGGGAGAACTCCTCCAGCCTTGACCCACTTGGCAAGCTCAAGCCACATCTCCGCCCGCATGTTCTTGTAGCGGGGGTTATTCGACGGGCCGTGGTACTGAATGCCCATGGGCGAGTAGCCGCCCGCGATCAAGTTGTCTATGACGCCGTGCCCCCAATGCCCGGTGTCATCAATGAACTCAGCTTCACTTCCCCAGGTCGTTTTGATGTGGGCCACTCGACCGGCAATCTCGGTTGTGCGCTGGCCCCGGAGGATGTCCTCATGCTCGATGGTTGACCAGAGGCCTTGACGCCTAGCGATAACGCTACGGTCGTCACCAAAGCGGGCAACGTCGATCCCAAGCCTCTTCTGCGCCCAGGAGAATTCCTCCTCTTTGATGACCCGATTCATCGAGGCCTCGACCTCGGTGACGCTGAGGAGGGCGTTGATACTGGTGGGTGGGAACTGGCCCAGGATGTAGGCCATTACCCACGGGTCTTGCCTGCCGTGCTTGGCGATCTGATCCTTAGCCCACTCAAGGGAAATCCGAGTAGAACGCTTCGGGTCGTCTGGGTCTCCGTTGATGGCAAGGACAAACCACATATCCCGCTGCATGTTCGCGGCCTGGTAGAGCATGCCCGTGGAGCTGGTAGGGTTGCCCGCCTGAACGATCTTCCCCCACGCGCAGTTAGACAAGCCCTGTTCAGCGGACTTGAGTACAGCAGGGTTGATGTCGCCGCTCTCGTCAATCAGGTACAGGACGTACTTCGCATGAAGCCCGGAGAGCGTACGCCCCTGCTCATCCGCGTTGGCGGTCTTAGGGAAGCTACGAGCCGAGATGAACCACGTTTCTGGATGGTCGATAGCGAAGATGCGTTCAGCGGTCCACTTAAACGCCGCCCTCAGGAAATCGCTCTGCCCCTGCCACTTCGCCATTTCAGCCCAGAGGTTGTCTCTGAGGTTGTCGGACGTAACCGACATCGCCGCGCCCTTGGGATGCTCTCCGAACTCCCCATAGCAAGTCAGGAAGTTCCAGCCCATCCAAGAGAGGGCGGCAGACTTTCCAGGACCCGCGCAAGCCTGAAGGCTGATGCGCTGCTTATCCCTATCCTTGGAAGCGAATGCGCGAAGAGCTTCCTTCTGCCACTCGTCAGGCTCAAGAGGCTTTCCTTCGTACCTAAAGTTGTCCCGCACAAACTGGACTGGATCTTCACGCCAGAGGCGGATTCTGCTCGCCGCTGTCTCGAGGGTCACTCCGCACCCTCAAGCTTCGCGGACTCAACAACCTTCGCCTCGATCAACTTCATCGAGGCTTCGACAAGCTGCTCAAGACTGAGGACGCCCTTAATCTCGATGTTCTTTGGGATGAGCTTGGCCCAGAGCTTTGAGTAGAACGCTTCTGGATCCCTTCGCGCCCATTGGACTAGAGCGGGGACCCCGCCCAACTCATCGAAGGCTTCTTCAATCGCCTCCTTGACCGCGAGAGTGGTCTTGTTGATAGCGCCCTTCGGCCTCCCTGTTGGGTTGCCGCTCTCGCCGGGCTTGAACTGCACTCCCTGTTACCCCCTGCTCTTATCAGGCGTACCACCAAAACAATACGGTTAGCCTTGCGCAAAATCAATAGGAACTATCGACAATTCCCCTCCTCACAAGAGAAGGGTAGGTAGTGGAAGAACAGAGGTGACTATTGAAAATGCGTTAGCGGCCGGCGAGGGTCAGAATGACCATTTAGTTCATCGACTCGTACATGCCGAACTTTTCTAGGGGCTCAAGGCGGAGGTGACCTTTGATCGCAGGGAACACGATCAACCACCTCAGGTCACATGGCTTGCACTCCGTACCTATGAAGTAGCCTCCCCAGGTCATCGGCTTGCCGCACTTCGTACACGGCGGCATATGGGAGTCGCTCATTACTTACTAAGCGCCTCCAATATGGCCCTGCACATAGCTTTCTTGCACTTGACCCAATCGCCGGTACACCATTCACCGTGGATGTCTTGGCCGGCATCCCGTAGAATGCGCTCAAGCTTCAGCACGCGATCTTCAAGACCTCGTACGCACCCTGGACACTGCGGCTCGTCCGGTTCTGTGTGTCCACATGGTTTAGCCATTGACCTGACTCCTCATTCTCCGCAACCAGCGCAGACCCACTTACCCCCCCCCCCCCCTCCCGCACCAACA